ATGTGGTTACTCATTAGTTACCCCTTCCGAGGGTTGTAGTGGTTTGGGTTGGTTCGCAGCCTTTAGACAACGGTGTTGTGGTGGGGTTGAGAGGGTGATGTAGGTCGTCACGGATACTTTGCATCGTGGACAGTGCCAGTGTTGTTTCAGCGAGATGCCCTTCATTCCGTTCATGTTACAGATGGGGTGTGTCAAAGTCAAGAAGTTTTCTTGCTTTTCTACAAGCTCTACATTCACGAGATCCGTTGGGTTTGTTGTATGTATTTGCTTCATCGTATTCGTGTCCCCTTGGGCAGTGTGTTTTGTTGGCATAGAAATGTCTGCCTCGATCTACTACGTCTTTCATGTTTTCTGTTTGGGTTCCACCTTCTAGGTGGTGGGGGTTGACACAGATTCGATTGTCACATTTGTGGCGTACAACTGGCGGGTAGTAGTAGTTAGCTAGGAAGAATGAGAACCGGTGGGCTGATCTGTGTTTGCCTTGGGCGTATAACTGTCCGTAGCTGTCGCCTCGTAGTGAGCCTTGCCATTCCCAACATTCTTCGGGGGTGAGGATGTTTACTCGTTTCCAAAATCGTTGGCTGGTTCGGTATGTCACGGTATCCACAGGTTCCCCTTTGTCCTGTGTAAAACCTTAGCAGTATCTTTTCCAGCGTTTAACTTTGGGGTGTGGGGATCGGCAGATGAATCCTTGTAATCCCATGCAGTTTTGGGACTTGATTACAGACCAGCCGTACGGACCTACGGGATGAACGTACTCACCATCGGGTTCGGTGTGTCCGAGCCAAGCGATGCGGTCTACGATGCGGGCTTGTTCTACGGGGGTGTAGCGGTCTGCGTTGGAGCTGTTACTGAAGCGTTGCCACGTTCCTTTGGCTATTCCGTAGCCGGAGGTGTAGTTGCGGGTGCTGGTATGCCAGCGGAAATTGGTTTCGCAGCGGGCAACTCTCAAATAGAATCGCCAGGGCATTACGAGTGCTTCAATCTCTTTGGGTGTCTTAGATGCGCTTACAGGGGCTTCTGAGAGGATTGTAGAGGGGATGGATAGGGACAGGATGATGGTTATGAGGATGCTTTTGCGCATGGTTTTCCTTTGTTCAGGGGATGGGTCATTTAGGTGTCATAGTTCTCCCAACTAGATAGTGTTAAACGGATTAAGTTATCTTAGCAACAACCGAATCAGACCAACACACAGGCGTTGACCAGTCTTCAAATCCGTACAGTTGATTCTGTTTAACCCAATAGGTATCAGCAGATCGCAACTCGCCAACAGCAATGGCATCACTGAGTGGCATCCAGCCGGACATCAACACTCTGTTTTCTTTAACAATGCAAAGGATGTAGTCAGCTGGTTTGTCTTTCGGGTGGACAAACAAATGACCATCTCGATGTTCTGTTGACCGGACTTGGTGGATACCTACGTCGCCAGGTAAATCAGACAAGCGTTTGTTGGTTGCTGGTTGCCAATGTTTGTCAATTGCTTTGGCTACTGCATACTCGGCAATCATACCGATGATGTCTATTTGCCAAAAGTTTTGGCGGTCATCTGCTTTGTAATACTGCGGGCGTTGTTTAGCGATTGAAGCTATGCGTCGTTGGCATCCGGCCATTGCTGCATGTGCCAGTTCGTATTCGTCAAGGGTTACTATTATTTGCTTCATTAGGTACACCTTCTTGATTTTCATATTCGGCTTGTGCGTATTCAACCTTTCCTAGTTCACGAGCCAACACTTCTGCGGTTCGTTTCCACTGGTCACGTTCGACCTGTACCTTGGCGAAGTCTTGTTCTGCAAACTCAATCTCTTTGTCTCGAAGCCATTCGTACGCATCGTCCTGGTGTATGTATTCACTCATCAGTAGCCTGCTTCCTTCAGTAAGGCTGCGAAGACACGGGCAGGCATGACTGCATACCAATCTCCGACATCCATCGTGCCACGCTTCTTAGCAATGACAGCACCCATATTTACTTCGGCGTTAGCCATCTCAACCTTCAATTCTTTCATCCATTCAGACAACGTAATTGTCTTGTGGTCTTTCACTTCAATAACGACTGGCGCACCCATGTTGATGTCGCCCTTGTCAAGATTTCCTGACAACGCACGACGCTCTGTATAGATCCAGCCTTCACCTTTAAGCCATGTGACTACAGCGGTTTCAGCTGCGGTTCCTTTTTGTTTTGCTTTACTCACTGCGCCGTGCCAGTTCGTCACCCAACCGGCGACACTCTGATGAGAGCATGGCGTTAGTATCTTCGAGCAACATCAACTTTTCTGTTAAACGATTGTTCTCTTTAACAAGCGAAGACACAGCTTCTTGCCACATTCCGCTATCCATTTCATCACTCACTGTCAAAACATCCTTCATAAAATTTGTGTCCGAAGATTTCAGCAGGGTGAAGACCGAAACGTAGACACCATTTGTCTGCGGTGTAAACGCTTAACCCGTTCTCCCACCAGCGGGCAACAGTATGCTTGTCCAGGTATTGCAACTGTTCTGCTTTAGTGAGAAACTCAATCAACGGTTTAGCATCCAGCCGGACATCACTAGACATGACAAGTGGGCGGTACTTCTTACGGGTCTGGGACATACCGACACGACAAACATCGCATCGGCAGCCCCTTCTACGGTACATAGATGCCCCGTGTTCAGTGATTTCCTTGGCGTTCACGATGCTGTCACCGCTTGGCGTACCAAGTCACGGATTAACTGTGACCTGCGTACCCCACGTTGTTCGCAAAGGGTAGCGATTTGTGCCAGTTGTGTTTCGGTCACTCTGATACCAATAATCTTTGCGGATGCTTCACTAGCTGACGGGTCGACTGTTCTTTTGTTAGCCATTACTCGCCGTCCTTAAATGCTACGAGTTCTTTGAACGCTGAACGCAATGCTGGTAGGTGTGATTCCATCCAGGGTGTGCCTTCGGGGATGCCAGCGTTAGCTGCTACAACCTTCGGGTCTACGCCTTTGGTTTCACAGGCTGCATTGAACTGGTTGACTTGTTCGTCTGATAATGCTGTGAGTGTCTTTGGCTTTGGCTTTGCACCTGCTGTTGGTGCTGGTTGTGCCGGACGAGCCGCAGGCTTTGACGGTGCAGGGTTGTGGTCAAGGTCTTCCCATTCGTTCTTCGTCCACAAATTGAGGCTGATTCCGAACCGCATGCTCCCGTTACGTAATGCATCGCCGTACAAAATTTTATCAAGATCGGGGCTGTTTGATTTGGCTGACCCGATAGCAAGACGTGATGTGCCGAGCAGTGTCAGTTCAAACCACATGGTTGCCATGTCATTCACGATGTTCATTGCTGGTCGTCCGTTGTCCCATGCGATTGGAACTAAACGCCAATGCGGGTCAATCTCAATCAAGATACGGGTGATGTCTGCGTGACCTACGAAATCAAGTTGGGTTCCACCTTTAGGTAGTTTGCCCACAATCTTCGGATCTGGTACTGCGTACTTGTTCAGTACCTCTAGTAGTTGTTGAGTGTTATCTGTTGTCATTATTTTTCCCCTTTCAAGAGAAATGTACGGGTTTGTACTTCTTTAGTGAACTCTTTGGCAAGGTCGGGGTGAGCTGCACGGAAACTTTTAGCGTCAAAGGTTTCTCGTTTCTGCCCCTTCCAAGTAGCAACGGTTGTACCGTTCAAGATAGCGGTATCGGCATCGCCAATCAACTCACATACCTGTGCTTTTAATTCGTCTTCCAATTGTTTGTATGAAGCCAGTTCGCTACGCACATGACGCAACTGTGTAAGGACTGCACCGAAGTCTTCAGGTAGTTCAACAGCTCGTGAGGTTGGGCGTTGATACCTGGTTTGGATTGTTTCGTATGACCATTTGACACCGGATGGGGTCATGCCAAGTTCGATGGTGTTAAGCCAATCAGCTACAGCTGCTATGTGTTCAGCAACTTCTTCTTCGGTGATGACCTGCTCAACGAGAGTAAGGCGCAGGGTGTTGTCAAAGACTGCCCACGTGACACGCTTCGCATCAGAACAAATGTATTGGGTAATCCCTTGGATACGCCAGTAGTCAGGGAGTGTGCCTGAGTATTCACGGCTGGTGGTTTTGACTTCGAGGATGTGGCGGGTTTCTTCGTTCCATCCGTCAAGGGTGGAGATGAGATGGCAACCATTGTCTGTGTCGTAACAAAACAGTTCCTTTGGTGTTTCAAATTCAACACCGAGCCTGTCGCCAGCCCATGAGATGATGGTGTCTTCAAGGCGGTTGCCTGTTTCCATC